CACAAAATTTGGTAGTTGTCCTTTTCGCAATACATCCGGTTGATGTATTCATCCCAAGAGACAAAGCCAACATGCGGGTCAATGACAGGCTCAATGTGGTCTGCCTGAACACACTTTAGCGGAAAGAGGTCTCCACATGCAACACACTTGTAATGTTCAGCCAAACGGCCTGTTGCTTCGTTGATACGCTTTCCAGCCTTAGCAGCCTTGACAGCCTCTTGCTTAGGGGGCCATCGGCGTTGCCCGCTTCGCAGCAGGGAGACAATGAAAGAGCGCCATTTGGCTTCTGTCCATTTGCCTCCGTTCCTCATGTCTTGGTGCCTACAATGAAGCCCTTGGCTTCCAAGAGAGCAATGGCGTCTTTCAGGGCTTGGGCCTCTTTCTGCTCTGCCCAAGCGTCTGGGGTTGCCATGGCCTCGTACACTTCATCTTGGATTGCCACAAGGCCAAATTTCGCCCCTTGCAAAGAGGCTTTAACATCGCTAATGCCCCCAACATACTTCTCACTACACTCAAAGTAGATTACGTCTACGGACATTAACGCATCGCCAACAGCGGCCTCTGCCTTTTCCAGCAGGTCTAGAAATTCTTTATTGTTCATTGTTTGCCCCTTCAATATATGCCCTGCGGATAGCTTCAAACTCTGCCCGAGCCTTACCCAGCATGAGTATGAAGTACCGCATAGCTTCTTCCTGTTCTGGCGGAAACCTGGGCCAAGCACGCTGTGCGTCGAGCCAAGCGTCACGGAGGTTTCCTCCAAGCTCTTCCAAAAGACTTTCCAATTGTTTGTCAGCCATATTTCTTCCTCAAGTAGTCCAAGCTCAAAAAGCATTCATCAAACTCTCCATCGACAACTTCATTCAGCAGCAGCAGGCCATGCCAATGCTTGTTGCCAATGTTGTCCATGTAGCCCTCGTCATGCAGATAGTAGCTGCCAGCGATGATGGAAGTCAACCGCTTGCCATCAGCCCTTTGGCCATATGCCACTTGTCGCCCTTGTTGGTGGCCAGCAACAGCAGACATGTGCAGCTTGCTAAGAACGGCTGCTGCTGTCCCTGCTGGACGCCTCATGGCCCCTACAGGGAAGTAGTGGCTGAACGCCACCCCATTGAGCACAAGAGGCACAAGGAAGTCATGGACAGTCCAGCCTGAGGTGTCAAGCTGGTCATAGCTCATGAAGCCCTCAAGCATCGGGTTGTTACTGATGGCCCGCGCAATGCGTGTCTCATGATTGCCAAGAAGTAGATGCAGTTTAGGGCGATACACCTTATGCTTTGTCCGCTTCTGTGTGGCTTGCATCTGCCGTAATGGGGTAAGCAGACGCTTCATTCCCTCATTTCCGGCCTCAATATCACATTTATACCGCTTGCCCTCAAAATACTTGCTGCCCACCTTGTCATGACTTGAAAGGCTAGGCATGTCCCAGTGATCGCCCAGATGGACAACAACATCAGGCTTAATGTCAACAATGGCCTTTCCTGCCCAATCCAAATGCTCCTGCGGAACACCGGGCTTACATTGTGTGTCGGGGATGACAAGAATTTGCAAAGGCTTCACGCTTCCTCCACGAGATATTTGTAAGAGACAGGCCACAGCTCCTTGACAATGGCAGCAAGCTGCTGTGTAAGCTCCTGAGCCTCTTGCTGGGCATGTTCCTCAAGACGCAGCCGACAGACACGGGCAAAGAATAGCAAAGAGCCTGTCCACACCCATGTTGTCATTGTGGCAGCAGGGAGCACCATACGGGCTTGCTCACGGCATACACCGTCCTTCAGCATTTCCTCGTAGACAAACTTGGAGCCTGCGATGGATGCTGAGTAATAGCCCGGAGTGGCTACAGTTTCCTTGGAAGACCCTTGCTTCACATTGGCAGCTTGTTTGCGCATTGTCTGAGGCACATACAGTTCATTGGCTTCCACATAGCGCAAGGACACTTCAGACCAGCCATCACCCTTAATGCCTTCAGTCATATAACCCCCAATGTGGCTCTTCCACATTTGCCGAGCAATGGCCAAAGGGGCTGTGACACGGACAGTGAGATGGGGATGGCAGAAGGGGGCAAAGTGCTTCTCCTTTTGCAGCAGAGGCAGAACAGCTTTCACTTCCGTCTTGTCCTTTGCAGAGGCCAGCAGCTCAAGCACATTGTCATATTCGTCTGCTGTCAGGCCACGGGCCAAGAAAGCCAAGAGGCGTTCATCAGCAGCAGAGAAAGATGCAGATTGCTTGTCAAAACTAGCTCGGGCTGCATTAGCCACAAGCAGGTCATCCCCGTGATGGGACAGATATGTCACTTTCATTCTGCTTTCTCCCCCAAGCCAATGGTGTCAGTACGGTATACCTCAACGTCATCGTAAATAGTGCTGCCCAAAAAAGTCTCCAAGGCACCTTCACAAGTGAAGACATACACGCCCGCCACGCAGGGGGGTTTACCATACCATGACTTAGAATAACACACAGCCACAGCTACTTTCATTTCACCTCCCAAACCACATGGCGTTTGCCATTGCTCATGTCCAGCAGATAGATGTTTCCATCTACCAGCAGCCATTGCCAAGTAATGTTGCTCACTTCAGTTCCTCCACCTTAGGCTCTTTCAAAACTTTCACTAGGAACACTGGCTTGCCCGAATAGAGGAAGGTACGAATACCCTTGCCGTCATTGGCATCCTTCCAGCATTCCTTCTTGTAGTCACAATAGCTGCATGTCGTACACAGCTTTAGGTTAGGGCTTGTGTCGCTCTGAGGCTCTGCCATCAGGCCCTGCGGAGGATTGTTGCTACTTACAGCGTCTACAGCCCGCTCAAAGTCTGTGACAAAGAGGTCACGCCTACGGCCCAAGGGCCACCAACCCAGCTTGCCCATTTCCTTCTCAATCGTCAGGAAGCCCATGTCTGAGAAGTCACCCATATTGGCATAGCTGTTGAGCTGTGCCTTATAGCCAAAGGGGTCTTCCACAAGGCCCTTCTCAAACTTCTTGACAGACATTGCTGTGACACTCTTAACGTCAGTCAGCACGCCCTCAATGACAGCATCAATGGAGCCTGTCAGTGTCCAGCCGTTGTCAAAGGTCTTTGTGAAGCGCTCCTGCTGGCGTTCCACCTTATAGCCTGCATCCCGCGTAAGCTGAAGGACAAGGGCTTCCAGAATGTGTCCATAGGCAAACTTCAGGAGGGTTTGGCCCGACAGCGGGGCAGCAAACTCAGGTTGATAGTAGCCATACCAAAGCTGCCTGGGACAAGTTTTGCCAATTTCAGAGCAGCGAAGGGTTTTAGCTGGACGCTGCCATTTCTCCTTGTTCAGCAAGTTGATGTACGCCTTGTCCACCTCGCTTCCCAGAAAGAGGCTCTGAGGCTGTTCCAGCCGCTTTTGAAGCATTGAGTAGATATGCGACGGAAGCTCGTTCAAATTGCTCATATTCTTTCCAGCAGGGATCGGCAGGTAGGTAGGTGTCTTCGTGGGTCTTAGGCTTCAGGAGGGCACACACTTTGGTCATGCATCCTCCTTAGCGTGCAAATATTCAACAACGCGAACATGCTTATAAACCTGCTGCCATTCAAGCTGGCGAACACAGCGCATGGCCACATCAACAAACTTGCTCATGTCCGCCCAAGTGGCTTCCCGCTGGGCTTCGTCTAGCCCCTCGGTGTTACGCAGCACATTCATGAGGCGGAAGACATTATTTTCCAATTCGTCATAGGGAGACATAGGGGCCTTTCAAGCATATGGACAGAAGCTGTTTAAAAGGGCGCTAGGCCCTTTTTCTTAGTAGGGGATGTCATCCCCTGCATCAAACTCAAACGGAGGCTCCTGGGCCGTTTTAGAGGCTTTGGGAGGGGCTTTGACAGCCTTGGGCAGCGAGGCGGCAGGCTTCTCCTTTTCAGCAGCCTGAAGCAGCTTCTCCAGCTTGGAGCCAGCATACTCAGGGGCCAGCTTCAGCTTGGCGACAACATCGCGGCGAAGGAACTTAATGTCGTCTTCCGTGGCAGTTTCAAAGCTGACAACACGGGCGGGATGCTTCAATTCTTCAACGTCCATAGGCACGCCCTTAATCTTGGGAACAGAGCCATAGCCCTTAATCTTCACATTGGTGTATTCCTTGCCGTCCTTCTCTGTGGTGACAACATCCACATCAATGAAGAAGGGCTTGTCCAGCAGTTGCTCCACATCCATGTTGTCTGCTTCAGACTCGCCGAGAATTTGGGTTTGGCCGGTGGCCTTGGCAAGCTTTGTCAGCAGGTTTGCAGGGTGGAAAGTCCACAGCTTGCCTGCAATGGTTTTGCCGTCAGCGTCACGGGGAGGAACAGCAGTGAAGTTGATGCCAGTGATTTCGCCCTTAAAGCTCTTGTGCAGGGCAATGCGGTAGGGCTGCTCGCCGATGGAGCCGCCATAGTCAACAACGTTGTCAACGAGGTCGGCATAAGCGGCCAATTGACGGCAAGGCTTTTGGGGCTTCAGGGTGCCGTCTTTCTCTTCAAAGTCAGGACGCTCTTGAGTGCCCAAATCAACAATCAGGCTAATGCGGGCAGGCTGATTGCCAGCTTCAGGGGTGGGCCACTTAATGTCTTCACGGGGGCCGTTGTTAGATGCTTGCTTGAAAGAAGGCTTGAATGCCATGTTTTGTTTCCTAGTTAGTGGGCCTCTGCCCAATTGCGTCCCACAGTCCATTCGACTGCCAGAGGGACATTCAGTTTAAATTCTTGGTTGACTTCGTTGACAGCTTCTAGCAATAGGTCAGCCACTGGTGACGTGGCATAGTATTCCTTTCCGTTAGCTTCAATTGTCGCAGATGCGTTAGCAGGTTTGCAATTGTTTTCTTGCAACACATGCCATTTGACAAGGTTTTTTGTTACTTCAGCTTGTTCTTCGTCCGAATGTTCAGGGGCAGGTGTTAATTGCCCCCCGTGGTAAACCACTGCTGCATGTTTCCATGCAGGCCAGACTATATCACCGTCCCAGAGGGACGCCCCGCGTTTCGACCGCACTTGCGGCCTACGGCTTTCGCCTAGTCGTTGAACCTTCGCCCTAAGGCGCTTGGCTGCTGATTGGCACGTCTTTCGACAGAGCTTCCCAGACAATTAACGGGGTTTTTCCATGCCACGTTACCGTGACAGGCCACAATCTTTATGGTAACGAATAATCGGCTGACAATATTTCTCCTTCAGCTCCTCCTTAAACCAATCTTGCAACAGGCCAGCAGCAGCCAGCTTTTCTTCCCATTTGACAGCCACAGCCTTGGCACACAAAGCCCCTGCGCTTTGGAACAGCAAATTGACCAAGCTATGTGGGCTACGTGCCCGAAGCAGGCGGCCATCAAGACCGACTACCGCTTGCTTCTTGCCCTTGGTTTCCCAATAGGCTTTCACCTTTTCTTTGAAAGTGGCCAGCGGAAAGGCTGCTTCCCAGAAGGCGTTGTAAATCAGTTCTGCAAGCTCAAGGTCAACCCCAAGCATCTTGGCCAACTTAGCCACCTGAGCCCCATAGGACACGCCATATTTGACGCTCTTGGCGCTGTTACGGCTGAAGTCTCGCCCGATGGTTTGGGCAATGCGTCCAGCCAGCAGCGTATGAACGTCATTGGGCTTGTCTTGAATCAGGGCTCGGCAATAGTCCTTAGAATCATCATCCCACTTCCAGCAGTAGTGGCCCTCTACTCGCCCCTCAAGGCTTGCAAAGTCATAGCCAAACTGATAGCAGCCCTCAGACACCCCAAAGAGGCCACGCATTTCTTCGCCATACACGCTTGTGACACGAGGAATGTTTGCTCATCATATTCACTCAAGATCGCTAGGCTTGAGCCGTTTGCGAACACACGACATAAAGTATCGACCAACCATTGTTTCTGTCAGACGATAAATGATGTTCATATGCGCTCGCAAACTGCTGCATGTTTCCATGCAGATTAGACCATATCTTTGGTACATTTGGCTATACCGCCATGTGAATGCACCACAGTCTGCTTCGTGCGTCAAACGCTTACGCACTACGCCCAAAGGGCTGGTCGTTGAACCTTTACCTATACGGTACTTGGCTGCTGATTGCCCAATCCCAAGTCTTTTCAAGCTGTCGCGCTTGCCGTTTCCAGCTACGCTGTAGCGCCTCGGGCTTAAGGGGTTTCCAGCAATTCAAACTGTGTTTTACGTCAGGCAACTTTTACCAGACGATGCTTCATGCGGCCTGTGTTAGCCCCGCATGTGTCTGCTGGGGTGGAAATGCGCCCGTCCTCTCGGACATTGGCAAGCAGCCCCTTTTCAAAGTCTTCCTCATCATCGTCTACATCTGCCCCACCTCCAAGAATAACGGAACGCCTGTGCTTGTAGGTGTAATAGAGGGCAATCTCTTTGGCAAAGGGAAATTTGTCTCCCAAGGCCAACAGCCCCTTACACACCTCTTTGTCAACGCCAACTGTGAATGTCGGCATTCCAAGCACTCGCATGGGCTTGCCCAGCTTACGCTTCATCAAATGGGCCTTGAGGCCCTTGGCAGACACTCCCAGATATTCCAACCTATGCGCCTCATAGGGAGAACCCAATGTGGCAGCAATGTAGCGATCCACTGTGGCCTCATATTTGTCCTCTGGCAAGGGGCGCTTACGGGCATCAATCGAAAGGTCTTTCTCCTTCCAGCTCTCAGGCTCCCAACCAATTGACAGCAGCCATTGCTTGATGTGCCCATGATCGACCAAAGAGGCAGGCTCTTGGTAATGCAACGGAACGCCACAAGCAGGAACCTCTGTCAGCCCATTTCGCTTCATGAAGTTTTCCATGTGCGTTGTCAGGGAACCATCTTTCTTATATGCCTTGCTTGGCGGAGTGACAGCAGCTAGGGCCGTCTTGCCAAGAGGCTTAGGAGGCAGCATAGGCTCAATGGCTGCTTCAAGGGCTGCAATTTTGCTGTCCAAATCCCTTACAGCCGCTTCAGCCCCCGGAACATCAAAGGCAAAGCCCCTGTGGCTGGCGATGTGCTGTGAGCGTGCCATAGCAAATTCAAGGTTGAGAGCTGTAGACCAATCGTGCTCGCCCATTTCCTGACGCAAAGCTGCATACGTCTTTTCCAGAACATCGACGTCAGTTTCACAATAGTCCTCCATCAGAGGGTGATATTCAAGGAACTCGGCCCCTTTAGGAGCATCAGGGGCAATATCCCCAGCTTCAATGAGGGCTTGCCTAAAGGCCATCTTCTCAAGGCCGACACGCTTGCCCCAGCTTTCAAGGCTGTGGCCTCCGGGACGGTCAGGGAACATCACCTTAGAAGCAATGAGCGTGTCAAACTTTGTCTCTACAGGCACATTCAGTGCCAGCAGCAAACACAAGTCATCAAACCCAAGGCCGTTATGGCTAATCCATGTGGCCTCCTTATGTTCCTTCCAGAAGGCTGCAAACCTGTGCAAGTTTTCTTCAGTCCATTTGTATTTCACTCCGTCTTGTTTAGCACAGATGACGTGCACCTTATACCCTGGCTTGAGCCGATAAGGCACGCTTGTGTAGTCAATCCAGTCGTCAAGCAGGCCGGATGATTCCACGTCAAAGAAGATTGGGGCCAATTCCTTCTCCGTTAATACTCATTGTCTTGCTCCACAAAACGACCCAGCGTATGAGTCTCATTGTTGTAAAACGCCTTACCTGCAAACCCCGTGTCCCCTGTATGGCGGCATTTGGGCATCTCCATATACAGAGTGTTACGCTCAACGGGATCTTCTGCCATCTTGTTGCGCCAGATGATGATGTTAATGCCTCCGCTCTTATAAATGCTAGAGGTGCCTTGGAAGCCTTCCTCTGTGGCCTTCTTCCCCTCACTGCCCTTTCCTTCTGTGGCAGACTTGGAGAAGTGGTTAATGTTCACAAGAATGACGGGGTGGCGCTTAATAATGCTCTTCTGCCAACCCATGAAGGCTTCCTGCTGATCCAGCTTCAGCCCCTCGAACAAGTCTTGCAACGGGTCAAATACTAGCACCTGCACGCCCATCGACACAATCATTTTTTCTGCTGTTGCTTTAAAGCGCTCAAGGTCAGCATCCCGGTCATCCATAAGGACGAAGCGGGGGGAGCCATCTTCCTTGTAAAGCAACTCCCGCGCTGCATCTGCGTTCTCTTCCAGTGCCCCAAAGCGCTCTTCAGTTGTCGGGAGGCGGGCAATCTTCATACCAATGTGGCGACTAAGCAACGCCGTGAAGTATTCGCCCTTAGACAGCTCCATAGACACGATGCCAGGGAGGTAGGGGCTGTCAAAGCACCAGCGATAGATGATTTCGTTTGCAATGGTGGTCTTGCCAACACCTGAAGCTGCGCCAATGTTGACAATTGTGCCCAGCGGAATACCTCCGGCTAGCATTGCCTGCAAATCTGCCATGAAAGGTGGAAGGGTTAGCCGTGGGCGCAGGGCTTCTTCTAGGGCGGCTGCATACAGCTCGTTGCCCATAGACACGCCAGCAGGGGCATATGGCTTGGCATTCCAGAATGCCTTGATGAACTCTCGTTCACGCCCTGCCCGAAGCATCTCGTTGGCATCCTTCATAGGCAGCTCCATGATGTAGAGCTTGCCACGAGGCATCACCTTCGCTACAGCTTCAATGGCTTCCTTGCCTGCCTTGTCATTGTCAGGAATGAGAATGATTTTCTCAAAGCGAAGGAACCATTCGTAATAACGGGCATATTGGTCAGCAGATCCCTTTTCTCCGACAGCCCCAGAGAGCACAGGCGTTTCAATTTCCTTGCCGTCATTGAGCATTTGATAGGCCGACAGAGCATCCACTTCACCAGAAGCAATCACTACAAATTTGCTTGTGGTGGCCTTGTGAATGTCATAGCCAAACATGTCCACATCGCGGCCAACCTTGCCAATGGCTCGGAAGTCTTTAGGGACAGAGCGAATCTTGTAGCCGGAGAGCTGGCCATCGTGGGTGTAGGGGTAGTATTGGGCATCCACTTCCCCAGAGGTTTCATCAAAGCTATGACGCACCCTGTAGCGGGCTGTCACGCTGTCGTCAAGGCCACGAAAGCCCTTGCAGCCCATAGGCAGAGACATGATGAGGCGTTTGTCCGCCTCAGTGAATTCAGTGGGCATATAGAAAATCTCAGGTTCAGATTTGTATTCGTCAGAATGCTCTGTATAGCCACAGGCAAAGCAATGGGCACTGTCATCCATGTAGCGGATAAGGTTGTCATCGTCCCAATCGTTGCCTTTGGCCTTACATGCTGGACAGGCTTCCTTACGCTTCATAACACCCACAATTATCCTCCACTCAATAAAGACAGATAATAGACAATGACAAAGAGAGCTGCCCAACCAACTATGTGCAGGAACACTTCTAGGGTTTTCTGGTAGAACAGAAGGAGAAGGGCTTTCATTATTCCTCCTTCACAAACACCCCTTGAGCATTCATCAGCCCCTTTCGGTCTTTGATGGTGCTCCATGCTTGCTCCCGGCAGTCTTCCATCGACAAGTTAAAGGTTTTTAGTGCTGCATGGACTAGTCCAGAGCAAAGCAAGTTAACTGCACACTCTTCGATAACACTGTCTCCAGATCGGTCTTCCATCTCGTACATGATGAGGTTGACAACCTCAATATCACCAAGCGCATCCTTCACCCCCTCACAGTTGTTCCGTGCCCATGCGGCAGCGAGTTCGCCATATTCCTCAATCAGCTTCAGGCATTGGCCGTGATGGCTGCCATGCTCAAGAATGCCCCGGTCTTTGGCCCATTGCAGGACGTTTGCTTTAAATTCGTCGTAGGTCATTTCAGTTCCTTAAGGTTTAGGTGCAGGCATCCATTGTGTTGGGGAAACCCCCCGCAAGCGATATGGGCCATTCTTGTTGTCGTCCACTGCCCACCACTCAATGTCGTCGTCCCATGCCACGGCATAAACAAAGCCGCCAGCAGAGACTAGGATTGTTGCGCCGTCTTTCGGGGCTGTTTCAATTGGCCGCCATCGGCATTGCTCAATCACAGCAAGCAGCCTAGAAATTTCATCTGCTGCTGCACGCTGTAAAGCCAAGGACGGGGCTTGGGTTAAAAGGGCTTCTTTGAGGTTCATCCCTTGCCTCCTTTTAGGTTGTTGCCGAGACTGGCGGCATGGATGCGCGCCCGTGCAATCTTGATGTAATCCTCGTTCATCTCGCAACCGATGAAGCGGAACCCCTCAAGCACGGCGGCCTTGCCGGTGCT